AAAATCCTCGGAAAAATTTATACGACGTGTAAAAACGGGTTGATTTCCTTACGCCCATTATAGTATAATAGAATCGAAAGACTAATTATCTAAAAGCTATGTAGCCTCTAGTTTTATATAGTGTTAGGAGGAAACAATGTGGGCCCAACAACCACTAGCACGTCCCTCACAACCTGGACCTCCGGTAAACTCAAAGCGCTTACACAGGCTTCAACAATAATCCAAACCTTACAGCACCAAATACCAACAACCCCCGATAACGCACCCCTAGCGTACATAGACCCCGCTGTCATCCAAGGAAAGTACAGCACCATCGATCTCGAGGAGACGACCTTGGACGACGTCGATGACGCTATCGTACCCCTACAGTACTCAGACGGCTACCCGGCCACGGAGTACGGAACGCCTTTCTGGGAGTGTCTAGAGAACGAGCCTACAGAGTACTTCGACCTCTTCAAGAAGTACCGAGAGAGTTCTTACATCAAACACCTGCAGGGACGCAAGGCAGGGGATCCAATCCAACCTATTAAGACCAATGGTCTGACCGGTGGACGTATGCTAACTCACGTATCCAACCAAACCGATACCGATAGACAGGTCCTAAGAACAATAGCTCTGATGTACCACTGGGCATTGCGTGCGAGATGCTACGATCTCTTCATGGAGAAACAGCTCCAAGCACGCAGGGATGCCGAGATACAGTATATGCAGAGCGAACACCACAGAGCTGCCCGTCAAATATTCGAGAGATGTGAAAAATGGTTGGAGAAACATGCCGACGCACTGAACCCCAAAACGGCACTGGAATGGATGCAGATGTCAATAGAATTAGAACGTTTAAGCCTTGGGCTACCTAAGGACAAACCCCCTGGTTCCGCAGATGAAGATCGCCAGGACCGTAGACCTTGGGTCAATATCTTTGCACAGCAAGTAAATAATCCCGACCCAAATGCAAACGGAAACGGAACTGGCGGATCTTCTTCTGGTACTCAGGACGCAGAGCGCGTCGAGGAGATCCTGGGAATCCTAAGGAACGCGAATGCTCTAAATGAAGGGAGTGTTATAGATGCCGAGTGCGAACCTGCAGATGATGAATAAACAGGATCTCACTAAGCTTCAGCAATTGACAACTCCTAAGATGACGAAGTACTTCCCTTGGACTCCGTCGCCGAAGCAGACCGCCTTCTTACTCCTAGACAACCTAGAAGCTTTCTACGGAGGAGCTGTGGGTGGCGGCAAGTCCGTTGCACTCTTAGGAGCGGCTCTGCAGTATGTGGATATCCCGGGCTATAACGCCCTACTCTTACGACGGACGTACTCAGACTTAGTGCTCCCAGGAGCGCTCTTGGACTTAGCAAAAGAGATTCTATCACCGTGGATATGGAAGAAAGAGGTGCACTTCCTAGAGAAAGAGAAACGTTTTATGTTCCCAAGCGGAGCAAACTTAGTCTTTGGTTATCTGGACAGTGAGCAGGATAAGTACAGGTACCAATCTTCCGCATTCCACTTCATTGGGTTCGACGAGTTAACACAGTTTACAGAAACCCAATACACATATCTTTTCAGTCGTATTAGAAGACGGAGCGATTCAGGTATCCCTCCCCGCATGCGCAGTGCGTCAAACCCTGACGGCAACCTGGAATGGGTCAAGCAGCGTTTCGTGGTTGAGGGACCGAGCAAAGGAAGGATCTTCATCCCAGCGAAGTTGGAGGACAATCCTCACCTCGATCAAGAGTCCTACGAAGAATCACTGGCGGAGCTCGATCCTGTCACAAGACTCAGGTTGCGCGAGGGAAACTGGGAGATCAAGGAAGAGGGAACACTTTTCAAGAGAGATTGGTTCCAAACGCTCCAAGAGCACCAATTGCCAGAGTACATGAGAACATTGAGATATTGGGACTTTGCAGCTAGCGAGGACCCCAACAAACCAGGGAGGACGTCAAAAGGAAAGGATCCTGACTATACAGTAGGATTACTCTTAGGAGAGTACAGGGGTATTTATTACGTCCTAGACGTCAAAAGATTCCGTTTGAATCCTGAAGCAACAGAACTTAAGGTTCAACAGACGGCTATGGAAGATGGATATACTACTTCCATATACTTCGAAGAGGAACCAGGTTCAGCAGGTAAGCATATGATCGATTATTACGCACGTGAAATCTTAAAAGGCTATCCAGTACGTGGTAACAAAGAGACAGGTTCCAAGATTTTAAGAGCGAACCCTGTCAGTGCTGCCGCGGAAAGAGGAAATATAAAGATTCTAGAAGCCCCTTGGAATGGGGATTTCCTAGATGAACTAGCGTTATTCCCTACAAAAGGGTGTCATGATGACCAGATTGACGCGTTATCGGGAGCGTTTCGCATGCTGAAACTAGCGGTTAACCTTGAAGCGGTCCCCACGGAAGTAGGTGTAGGCTCCAGTTACTGGAGAAATATAATGTAGAGAGGGCGAACAAATATGGCTTTATCTCCAATGCAATTGCAGCAAAACCGAGAGGATTTTCTAGATATCATTCAAAATACGTGGGAAAAGGAGCCAAAACAGCTAAAACAGTTCCTAGATGACAGTGATTTCTGGGAAGCGCCCGCATCTACGAAGTACCATGAAGCATATGAAGGCGGATTAGTAGAACATAGCCTGAAAGTATATGAACACTTAACAATGTTGAATTACCATCATTTTCTAGGTTTTAGCGACGAAACTATATCAAAAACAGCACTATTTCACGACCTTTGCAAGGCAAATTTCTATAGAAGGTCACAGAGAAGTAAGCGAACTGAAGAAGGAAGATGGTATCGTACAGTAATTTATGAAGTGAATGACCAATTTCCTGCGGGGCACGGCGAAAAGAGCGTAACTATCTTATTGGTACTCGGCGTCCCGATGACAGAGGAAGAAATACTCGCCATACGTCATCATATGGGAGCCTGGGACGCAAGCGGATTTGGTCAAGAACAAGCCTTAACAGCGTCAATGACGAAGAGTAAATTAGTAACTGCACTCCATTTAGCCGATATGATGGCAGTGTGGTTATAAAAGCGGGGGTTGTAGTATGGTAATGAGCAAAGAACTCCACGAGCGCGTGAAGGACGTAGTTTTAAAGGAGTTAGAGGTAGCAGCTCCAGGAACCCAGTCCGTAGATCTTTCTGAGATAGGTATCTCTGGTCTTAGAAGGACTCAGGGATATGTGCGTCAAGAGTTTCTACCCCAACTAACATGGCCCCGCGCAGCTAAGATATATCAAGAGATGACCTATAACGACCCTATTGTAGGGTCCATATTGTATACCTGTGAGCAACTTATCAAGCGTATCTCTTGGAAAGTGGAACCTCGAGGCAATAGTAGTGTGGACCAGGAAGCAAAAGAGTTCTTAGAAAGTTGTATGCATGACATGAGTTATGCATGGTCTGATGTTATCGATGAAATTTTAACAATGATGAGTTATGGATTTGCATGGCATGAAGAAGTATACAAAACACGAGAAGGGTATAATCGTGACCCTAGAAGAAATAGCAAGTACGCGGACGGTAGAATAGGTTGGCGAAAGATAGCGGGTCGTGCTCAACAGTCTATAGAAGAATGGGTATTTGATGACGACGGTGGGATCCTTGCAGCGATACAGCGGGCAGAGTCCGACCTAAAAACAAGAGTATTACCGTTAGAAAAGAGTGTACTGTTCAGAACTAAGTTCAGATATGACAACCCTGAGGGTTATTCCTTACTCAGGAACGCATACCGCCCATGGTACTTTAAGAAACATATAGAAGAAATCGAAGGAATCGGTATTGAGCGGGATTTAGCAGGTCTTCCAGTACTTCAGACCCCTGAAGGAGTAGACATTTGGAACCCTGCGGATAAAAATGCAGGAAAACTTAAAGCAAATGCGGAAACATTGGTATGTAACATAAGAAGAGACGAAAATGAGGGTGTTGTGCTTCCTCACGGTTGGGATTTATCCCTTTTGAGCACTGGTGGGCGTCGTCAAATTGATACAAATGCAATTATTTCCCGTTATGACCAACGAATCGCGGTGACTTTGATGGCAGATATCATCATGATGGGTTCCGAAGGGATAGGTAGTTTCGCTCTTGCGGGTGTGAAAAGAGGAATGTTAGGAGCGGCTTTGGACTCCTTGACTCATAGTGTTGCGGACGTTTTAAATCAACATTCTGTGCCGAGATTGTTTAGGTTGAACGCTTTTCCAGGTATTACGGGTTATCCTAAGATAGTACCAGGAGAAGTAGTAACTCCAAACTTGAACGAACTCGCTAGACTCATACAAGCGCTTGCAGGTGCCAAGATGCCACTATTCCCGGACGAGAACTTAGAAGAGTACTTACGGGAAATTGTGGGGATGCCTTCACTAGAAGCTCTAACACCTGAACAGCGCCAACAACAATTAGAACAACTAGAAGAGCGTGAAGATCGAGGTGGAGGAGCGAACTTAGCAATCAGAACTGATGATCAGAGGCAACAGAATGTAGGATTACCCTCTGACGCACGTTAAGAAAGGAGGAGAATTGATGTCGAAGCCGAAGCGGGAGGGCTTGGTAGCAAAGGTTGATCCGGATAAGAACTTAGTGTTTGGATGGGCTTACGTTAGTATTAATAAAGAAGGAGAGGGAATCATCGATCATAGTGAAGAGATGATAGACCCTCAGGATTTAGAAGATGCTGCGTATATGTTTAATCTTGAATTTCGTGAAAGCGGAGTCATGCATGAGGGAGAAGCTATTGGACGACTGATCGAATCCTTTGTAGTTACTCCCGATAAACTAGAAACCTTAGGATTAGCTAAGGATTCACTGCCTACTGGGTGGTGGACTGGGTTTTATATAGATGACGACGCAATATTTGCGAAGATTAAGGACGGGACGTATGAAATGTTCTCCATTCAAGGGAGGGCGATAAGAGAGGAGGTTAGTTAATGGCCTGGTATACAGATATGGTAGAAGGTGCTCGTCAACAATCTGGCAGAACCTTTTATATGCATAAAGGAGCACTATTCAACATTCTTGCTTGTTCTGAAGTAGTTCTTGATGAGAACGAAAAGATAGAACTGGAGTTTATTGGAGATGTTCCGTATACTGTAGAAACTTTTGGTTATTATGTATCTACACTGTCTGATAACTTTGTGGCTATGGTATATGAATTACCAAAAAGAGCAGCTCCTAGTGAAGGAGAAGACGCTTGGGCGGCAGATGCTTCTCGTTCAGGCAGAATATTTTCTCCTAACAGAGTAAATAAAAAAGCTATACCTATTGATATTCGTTACCTACTAGAACCTAATGATCTCAGCGATGATGTACGTTATGACATTGTGCCGTGGGAGGTAGGCACAGCTTACACAGAGGACGCTTTTGTACGGCATAATGCAAGGGTGTATCAGTGCCAACCTGCTGAAGGCAATACAGGTACCGAACCAGGCACAGAGAATCCTATAGTAGTATGGGAAGAAATAGGCGAAGTGATTCAAGTTAAACATTATATTCTAGAAGATGTTGGAAGTGGTCCTCATGCAGGAGATATAGGACAATCTGAAGAAACTGTAGCAGAGTTAAAGTTCGATTTAGCCAATCACAATTATTTGATTGTATTAGAAAACATAGATGATACAAATGGTGGAAGAGCCTTCGGTTTTGGAGTAACCTTGGCAGTACCAGAATTATTATAAACTAACAGAAAGGAGGACAAATAATGCCGAGAACGATTAGCCCCCGAGTTTTATGGAGAAAACTGTACCCGATGGAATCTTTGGGTCAGTGGAAACTTATGTGGCGTGCTCGTGGTAGAGCAGTAACTTTTGAAGAACAAAACAGTGTCGTAGGAGCTCTTGTACAGGCTTTCGCTAACGATGCATATACTCATTTGAGATTTCAAGACGTCACTGGAGCCGACGGCAGCGTAGTATTGACTATGCCGGATGGTGAATATTGGTGCCGTGCCACTAAAGTTAATTTCGATGTCAGGAACATGGGTAAGAAAACTGTTGCGGGCGACGACAAGACCGTGGAATTTACTATGGTACCTATTGAAGCGGAGGAAGTTACTCTTACAGGTTCTGAGTCGGTTAAGACCGATAATGTCCCCAAAGAGGAGACATATGAAATCGAGTTGGATGAAGAGCTTGTGGGAGTACCTGTAGTAATAACTACAACTTTCCTTGAGGCAGATATTGATGCCGTAGATGCAGGAGACGTAACAGATCTTGTAGGTGAGGGGATTGAGGTACTAACCGATGCAGAAGGTAAGGCGTCAATTGCTATTACTTTCTCCGATGCCGTAGATAAGACAGCAAATGTTGTTGCAACTATTAGTGATACCGAGCTTCATGTAGCTACTGGCGGAGATACAAGTACTTTAGCAGTCGTAGTTGATACCTCTACCAAGATAGCAAATGGCTTTACTGCTTTTGCCGGACCTGAGTTAGTAGAAGCTGATAATGATACTGCAGCAGGTGAGTATATTGCGACTCTTGATGAAGAGTGGGCAGGATTCCCAGTAGTGTTCACTACAGATTTTGTAGCAGATGATATAGACCATATTATTGTAAGCGGAGAGGGCACTGTAGAAGATCTTGTAGGAGCTGGATTAACTGTCTTAACTGATGATCAAGGTATGGCAGATCTGTACATAATGTTTGCAGCAGATGTCGATAAATCAGCTGTGGAGATTAGAGCAGACATTAGTGATACTGAAGATAGTATTGGCACTAGTGCCTTCGAAACTATCGATGTAACTGTCGATACTACCTACAAAACAACCTCTAATGTGACTATGGCAGGGGAGCAGACTATTGCTTCTAATAATACACCTGTTACAGAAACGTATGAGGCCACTATTGATACCGCTATAGAAGGAGTTCCCGTAACTATTCACGCTTCTGCTCTTGCAGAAGGCCATGTAGACGCTGTTGATCCTGGAACGGTAGAAGCTTTTGTAGATCCTGAAACAGGTGTTGAAGTGCTTACGGATGCAGGAGGTAAGGCTTCAATTAGTGTAACCTTTGCCGCTGCTGTAGATGAAGTTACAAACATAGTGGCTGCAATTGACGACACTCACGAAAGGGTAGCTGTAACTGATTCAGATGGGCTTGAGGTTACTATCGATACTACCGAGGACCTGTAAACCAAATCTAAACAGGGCTTTATGGTGAAGGAGGTGGGACAATGCCTAAAAAATTGAAGAACCTTCTGATTGATCGTGTAGATCTAGTCAGACGTGGTGATAATCCTGAAGCACACATTGCGCTGTTCAAGCGTAAACCTGAAGGAGGTGATGACACGACGGAAACGACGTTATCTAAGTTCGTAGATCGTGTAGTGGAAGCTATAAGTACAAAGAAAGGAGTGGATACCGTGCCACAACCGTTTAGTCTTAAAAAGTGGTTAGGCGAACTGAAAGACGAAGAGAGCAAGCCTCTAATCGATCGTATGAAAACCCTCGACGAAGACTATCAGAAAGCAGTGTCTGAGGCGATGGGTAAGTTAGAGGAAGAACAAAGGTCGATTTTGTCTCTCAATTATGAAATCGACAAGCAGGAAATGAAGGCAGAGCTCGATACCCTCAAGCAGGAAGATGAGGATGAGGATGACGAAGAAGAAGAAGAAGAAGAAGAAGAAGTAGCAAACTCTGCCAAGAGTATTCCGGAAGAAGTTATGAAGTCTCTGCCGGAAGAAGTGCAAACCATGTTGAAGGCACAGCAAAGTGAAGCCAAGAAAGCTTTGGAGCTTGCTGAGGACCTTCGCAAAGAGAAGCTCGAGAAGGAGTACACCGATATCGCGAAGCAATATCCCAATGTTGTTGGTACTCCCGACGCCTTCGGCAAAGTTCTGAAGCGCGTTGCTGATAACAGTGCAGAGGACTTCGCGGTGATAGACGCAGTTTTAAAGGCCGCTGAAGAGCGTATTACCCGTAACGACCTTCTAATGAAGGAGTTCGGAGCTGCTCGTGGTGAAACTGCTGGCGACGCTTGGACTCGAATCGACGCTAAAGCACAGAAACTGCTCGAAAGTGATTCCAACGGAATGACTAAAGAACAGGCTGTAGCTAAGATAATGCGTGACGAGCCTGAGTTATACAAGCAGTACCAGAAAGAACTAATGCAGGAGGTGAATTAAGTGTCTGCCTATGAAATCCCAGGTTTTGTTTATTCCGCAATGAGTGAAGGCGACATCTTACAGTTTGCAGCGGTAGTTGTGAATGCTAATGGCGCGGTTGAGGCCGCAGGCGATGATGTTGTTATCGATGGTGTTGCACAGATGCCCGCAGCTACAGCCTCACCTGAAACTATCCGTGTAATGCAGAAAGGTATTACTATAGCTTTAGCAAATGAAGATATCGACGCAGGAGACCTTGTAGAGGTCAGCGATACTAATGGCCGTTTTGAAACTCGAACCGCAGGAGAGACAGTAGGTAGAGCTCTTACTGCCGCAGGAGCTGCAGGAGAGTTATTTACTCTATTGTTGTACTAAGTTGAACACATAGAAAGGAGAGTGAATCACAGTGCCACAACCGACACGTGGTATGGTACATATTGATCGAGCGCTAACTAACATTAGCGTAGCGTATATTCAGAGTCCGAACGCTTTTATAGCAGACAAGGTCTTTCCTACAGTCCCTGTACAGAAACAGTCCGATAGATACTTCGTGTATCTGAAAGAGGATTGGTTCCGTGATGAGGCTACCGAAAGAGCTCCTGCTACTGAATCATCCGGGGGTATGTACGAGATAGACAACACCCCCAACTACTTCTGTAAGAAGTATGCGTTCCACCGCGACATCACCGAGGAGGATCGTGCTAACCAAGATGAACCTCTGAACGTAGATGTAGATTCTGCGGAGTTTGTAACGCAGAAGATGCTTCTTAAGAGGGAAGTAGTGTGGGCAAACAGTTACTTCACTATTACAGCAGGTGGTGCAGGTGATAGACAGTCCGCCTGGGGCGACAATGTTGTAGGAGGTACTATGTCCGGTGTAGATAATACTACAGATCCCCATCATTTCTTGCAGTGGGATCGTAACGGATCTACACCCATTGAGGATATTTCCGCCGCTAAAGTACGCATGGCTAGCCAAACTGGGTTTATGCCCAATACTTTGGTGCTCGGTGCGAAAGTTTACGAAACCCTGCGTAACCATGATGACATCTTAGGACGTATCGTGTTTACCCAGAGAGGTTACGTAACTGCCGATATCCTTGCACAGCTGTTTGATGTCGAAAGAATCGTAGTAGGTTGGGCCGTACAGAATACAGCGAATAAGGGAGCTACCGAAGCTACCGATTTCTTACTCGGTAACCACGCGCTTCTCGCATATGCTGCTCCGCGCCCCGCACTTAAGACTCCTTCGGCTGGTTATACCTTTGCATGGAACGGTCTAATGGGTGCAGGTGCCTTTGGTA